TATAGGAGAAATTCCTATAAATGTAGGTATAGTAGAAAAATTAGGGGCTGCTATCTCAATACGGCTGGGTATCTCTATTCTGCTCGGAATTGAGATAGGGCTTATTGAAATAAAAGTGGGAATACTAACACTACTAGGACTAATTGTAATTCTTGTAGGAATTGTAATTGGACTTATCGATATAAGTGTTGGTATATTAAGCGGAGGAACAATTTCAATAACAGAAGGAACAGAAATGTTTCCGATTGGAGATGCATCCAAGCAAGGAAAAACTATTGGGGGTATATTATATTTGTTCTCAAGTTGAACAAATGGACTAATAGTGATTGGAGGTATAACAGGAGGTGGTGGTATAGGTATCTCAATAGTACCATCTCCGGTAATTTGTTGAGTTGGCTCAGAGATGCTTTCTCTTTCAGTAGGTGTGATAGTTATCGAACAAAGAGAATTGCTCACTGTTAAGACGGGGTCTATATTTGCATTAATTGCGTAGACATGAGTTCCTTCTAACAAGAAATTATTAGTAGTTCCATCTCCAAAATCCAAAATAAAATTTGTATCTAACGCAGGATTGTTGATTGCTATCTGATATTGAGCAGTTATTCCTGTTATATTATTTTTATCAATTATGTTGAATACAAAATTAACATCCGCACAAGAATGATCATCGAAAATTATCGGAAGCTCAGATAAATTTCTTATTCTCCAATCTAGTGTTTCTTGATCTTCATTAAGATTGTAACCAATAAAGCTTTCAGTATTAATTATAGCGTCAGCTAATTGATTATGATGCTCTGCTATTACAAATCCTCTTACTTTTGTTCCACGTCTGTTAAATTTAGTTTGAGTGCCTCCTAAATTTCTCACACAACCTTTAAATTTTGTTACCAAATAATAACCAGAAACATCACTATCCCCTGTGTCAGATGCACTATCTATAGGCTTATTATTTTCAAAAAATACACGAGATCTTTCCACAGAATTATAATAAAAAAGCTCTCCATCTATGCTAGCATAGCCGTTATCGGCCCAAACTTCATGAGTGAATATAGGTCTAACACTTATTTCTTCAGCCCAAGCAGGACAATCTTCAGACAAAATAGATTCAGAGGTATTATATACTAAAAATAAAGTCTCATCAGAATCATATCTTTTAGGGTATAATGGTGATGGTGGTGGTTTGCTCATTTTCCTCTCTTACTAGTAGCATTTAAATTGCCACTGATTTCCTGTTGGTCTTGATCCTATATATTTAAAGGTTAAATCTACATTATTAAACTTAATAAATGATTTTTCACTATAATCGTAACTTAAATAAGCAACCTGGTCGTTGTCGCTAGTTGCCAACAATGATTGGTTGTGATTATCAAAATATTCTTTATTAACATCTTGTAAAAATCTAAATTCACTAGAATTTGTACCTGGACCTCCTGTAGCCCATACATCTGATGATGAATTATAAACAGATATAGAGCCTGTATTATTAAACATGAATATGCCATCGGAAAGATTAACTAATTGTCCTTCAGATTTTACTGGGCCGCTCAAATCAGACATTTTCTTTATAGACAATATTTCATTAGAATTTGTACCAGAAGTTTTATAAAAAGGTCTAAATCTAAAATAATCTCCTTCGCCCTCACTCCTCAATATATATCCAGTTCCATCTCTCCATATGCTTCTTTGTGGAGTATAATATTCTTTTTCGTCATTATCCTGTGCATTTTTACAAGAAACTAGAACCTCTCCAACACGCCATGCTTCACAAACCGAATTTACCTTTAATTCATCAGCACCATTTAAATATTGATCTATCTTATATTCATTATAAGAAAGGTTATTTAAATTTATTTTTGTAATAAATTCATTTGTTAAAGAATTGCCAAGTGAATTTTTACCAAAACAAAAATAAAGTCCATAGTTGCTTGTAAAATCAACCCAATTCCACGGTCTACTTATATAACTAGAATTACTCGAGCCTAAGGAAACACTTTCTAAAGTTTGTTTGAACCCATTAAATTTTCTAAGATGTATTTTTTCAACTGCGGAGGAGTCTACACCGCTAGTTCTGCCACTAGCCCAATATATTAGTGATTCTCCCAAGTCACCAGAAGAAACATTACTTTTTTTGCAAAAACCATTATTTCTATTGAACTCTCTAAGTTTTCTACAGTTTTCATTATAGCTATAACTATCTAAATTGCATTTGCTTCTAATAAAACTATCATCTATTTGAGGGATAGAGTAACTCGATAGTGTTTTGAAAGTTTCACTTATTAATCCAAACTCATAATTAGTTATAGAATCTTTATTATTGTTGATGTTCCATAGCCATAAATTTGTTTTCTCTACAATATCGATTTGATTTTCAAAAACAGTTATTCTAAAATTGCCATATTTAGTGTCAACTCTTAATCCAACATCATAAATACCACCAACACTAAAACTGCACTTCGTGGAACTATTATTGAAGTGATTCAAATCATCAACAATGCTCCAAGTGTAACTTGAAACAGAGTCAGTTGAATCTTGAGACAAACCAGAATCAAAAACATCTATTTGTATTACATTATTAACACCACATCTTACAGATCCATTGTACTCTATTTGATTAATTGAGTCTTGTATTATTATCTCTGCTTCAGATGGAGAAGTTCCTCTTACATTTATCATATTTTCAAAAACAACAAAATCACTACCATACTCATTTTCTACTAATAATCCAACAGTATAACTTCCAGGAGAATTATAGATATAAGAAACTTCTTTTTCTTCTGTGGATAGTTTCTCGTATTTTAAAACAGCATCATCTTGGGTGGCAGTTTTAGGCGAATATAAACCATTAACTTTTTCCAAATCAAAATACCAAGTATATTTATTTTTTTTACTTAAACCATCGGTACCTAAGCTAAAAGTATAATCATTAAATTTAATATTTGCTGGAGATGCTGAGACATTTTTACTTGAGGAAAACCAAGCCCTTGGACCCAAAACAATTTTTCTAAGATAGTTTATCCTTTCTTCCATGGTTCCTTGATAAGGTGATGTTCCTACTTTTCCTTTAATTCCTACAAACTTTTGAATATTTATCAAAGCATCTTTTAAACTATTGTGATGTTCTGCTATGACATTCTGACATACAGATGTGACACTTTTATATTTTTTTACATCATTGAAATTATCTAAAATTTCTACGCCATCAAAATACCAAGGATTCACACTATCTAAAAGGTCATTTGTTGTTCTACTAGTGTATGTAAAGCTAATTGATCTGTTCTGGACATCATCACATTGATCTGTTAGTGTTATCACTCCGCCGCCTTGAGAAGCGTTTGGAAAAGAACTCATAACAGATTTACTACCTACAACATAAATTCTGGAATCACCAGGATTGTAGTCCTCTGCTAACTTTAGTCTCAAATAATCATGAACTAAATAAAGATTTTTATTATTATCGAAATTTTCTGGATAATTGCTAAGGCTCATTGAATTATAATTTCTTCCTTCAAAAACGATTTTTTAATAACTTGATTTTTAAATAAAACAAATATGCTTGGTGATATATTTTGTGAATCTAGATACATGAAATTTAATGAATGAGAATTAGGATCTGTCTCTGTATATTGGGTAATTTGTTGCTCTTGAAAAAAACCTATGGTGGGCGATGTTATAATTTGATCTAATTTTCTGACTTTTATATCTGTATATATCTTTTGACCAATATTTGTATAATCGGCACTTATTATATTTTCTATAATATTTGATTGTGATTTTATAATGCACTTATAATCACTGGTTATGCTCTCTGGTATTTTTTTGTTTATTCTAAATAATGTATAATCAGAATTGCTATTATTTATTGTGGCCTTATACATTTTTTTGACCAAATAACCAGAACCATTAAAATTCCAAATTCTTTCTTTCACATCTCCATCTGTCTGGTCCACAAATTCAAACAAAGTAGGATTGTTCTTAGAATAGTTATTTCCAACTAATGGGGAAACATAAAAAAATGGAGTTTTTTCTTCATCAGAAACAACAATATAATTGCTTTTTGTTGATATGCCTTGCCCTCCCATAGAACCAACAACATTCAATTCAACAGTATATGTTCCTTCTTGATAATAAGTATGCACTGGATTTTTTTCAGAAGATGTGTTTCCATCTCCAAAATCCCAAAAATACTTAACAATTGGACCTGTGCTAAAACTTTGAAATGTTACAGTGAGAGGAGAGGTGCCTTTTAAAGGATATGCTCTAAAAATAGGCTTGGTGATTAAGAACCTATTCTCTTGTTCCTTCAATATACCATTTAATGAAGCAGAGTTTGGATTTTTAATTAAACCAAGATCTACTTCCATTTTTATTATTGCATCTTTTAGGCTATTATGATGTTCTGCACTTACGGCATTAGAAACAGAACTATTTATATTCCATTGGCTTCTAGAGCTGCCTGCAAAGCCTCTAATAAGTCCTTTGAAGGTATTAGATGTTTTAGAAGAATAATAAATCAATTCTCCATTTTTTGAATCAAAATTATCAGATATCTTAATAACACCTTTATCTGGGAATTTTTCGGTGGACTCTACGACCATAACCAATGCAGAATAAGTCATTGTTTGACGCAATTTAGTTAAAGCATTATTACTAACCTCATAAAGGGTTTCTTTGGTATCTATAGCTTCAGGAAAAACAGATAAATCACCTGTCTGATAGCCGTCTTGTAGTGTGTGAATTTTAGCCATTTTGCTTTATTTTTTTAATATTATCGGCCAATGAGTTTATTTTATTGACCATAAACTGCTTAATTGGTATATCGTCGGGTAGTGCGAGCACAGTTTCGACCAACTCTGTATCAATATTACTATTTAGTATTAATTTTAAGTTTATTTTTTCTAAAAGCTTGGTTCCCCAGTAAGCTTTTTGTGAATCTACATCATCAAAATGCTTTAAAGGCTCTTTAGAATTTATAAAATTGAAGGTTTTAATGAAAAAATCACACTCTTCTTCAATATCTTTCTTTTTTTTCAATAATTCATTTAAAGACTTATCTATAGATAATATCTTTCTTTTTATTTTATTTTTTGTAATAGTAATACGTTTTTTATTAATCTCATCAATATTTTCTTCTTGCTTCTCTTTATTCTCAATTTCTAATATTTTTAAATTCTCTAATTCAATATCATCTTTAAATTCATCTATTTGTATATCTATATTTTCAAGATTTTCTTTTCTTGATTGCAATTCTTTTAGACATTGCCACATTTTGGCTTGATTGGTTGGCTCTTTCCCAATTAAAAAATATTGAAGTTGAAAATAACTATGTCTATTAATTATTTCTAAATCTTTTGGAAACACTTCTTCTATTTGCTTTATCAATGCCGACAATTTATTCTCCTTAAATTAAAGTAATATCATAATCCACAGAAATAACATCAGATGAATTTAATGCAACTGATAAAGAAAAACTAGCTGTGTCATTCTGCTCGGTGAAGTATATGCTTTTCCAAATAACAGAGCCAGTATAATGTGTTGGATAAAGAGGAAAATCTTTATTAGCACAATCATCTGAGCAACTTTGCAATCTTATTCCATTCACAAAAACTCTCAAAGAGTCTTTCTTGAAAGATGGTATTCCATTTATAGAATAATCCTTATAATTACTCGATATTGGTTCTACGCCATAATAATGCCGGTGAGCCACCTCTACAGGAAACTTGCTATTAAATCTTATAGAATTGTCATCGCCTAAAACACATTCTATGGTATCTGAGTTTTCTATTTTTACAATTCCATTATCAAAAATATGATCTTCAGAATCTTGTTTAACAGAAAGCTTGATATTATTGGCTTCGGATTCTATTCTAGATAACTTGTCTCTTTCTTCTTGAATACATCTAATAAACTTAGTGCTCTTAGATACAGAATATCCAAGGCTCGCATAATATGCAATCTCTTCATCAGTAAGATCTTTTCTACCATCGGTATGGTTGGCTATGTTATGATTAGCTTCATCTATGGCAGCAAGCTTTAAATTACCCAGACGATCTAAAGATTGATTTAATCTTGTAGTAACTTCTCCAACATCGCCGGCTGCATCTTTTAATATCTTAGTATTTCTGTTTATTAAACCCATAAGCACTTTATCTCTTTGTGCTAAAGACTTTATGGGTTTATTATCAAAATCATAGTGATACGGATCACTAGGTTTGTATAAGGGTACGCCGTCAATATCGTTTAAATTAGAGTCAGCCATTTTTCACCTTTAAATAAAGTTTATTCTCCAATTCCAAGTAATTTGTATTTGTTCTGTCTTTGTTAAACTAGGAAATGTGACCATACTATATAGTTCGTCGTTAGCCATTTGTAGAGCCATTTCACTTAAAATACTACCATTACCCTCTGAGTAAGACACTACAGATGTAAATATCACCTCAGTTCTAATTTTAGGATCAATTGAGGCAATAACAGGTTTGGTTAATAATTTTGTGCCATACAAAGAATATCTAGACTCAGCAACAGGCTTAGTATTATTGTTGCTATCAACTCCCCCATCTCCAAAAATCATTCTTGATATGTAATAAGAGTTTCTTTCACTTGGTCCACCTTCTGTTGCAGATAGTGATATTGTTGAATTTGCTAAAGTGGCGGCAAGTGCTTCCTTGCCTTTTTTTAATATGGTATTTTTTAATGTGTATTTTTTAATAGATTTTTCTAAAGAATTTTCTATTATAAAATCTACATATCCACAAACATTTTGGAAATCTTTCATAAATTAACCTCTTTTTCCTCTCCATTAATATTCTCAATTCTAACAAAAATATTTTCTTTTTGAATAGAAATCTCAGCAGGGCCATTATTTTTATTGGACATACTTATTAATTGATTTTCATTGGTGCTATTTGCAACACCATCACATTTAATTTCTATTTCTTTTTGAACAACACCAAAGTTAGACCTGTTTATTTCAGCCTCTATGGTGTCCAGATTTCTATTTTGTTCTTGTATTGTCATGGTGTTATTTTTATACTGGTAGAATGCACAAGAGCACTGCTTTTTATCTTTTAGTAATCCAAAATCTTCAAAATCTCCAAATAAACTAAGAGTATTTGTATTTCCTGAAGTTTGTATGTCAGATATAAAATAGTAATTATCTAAAAAGTTTTCTGAAGTTATTTTTATTGCATATTCTTCAAAATTTTGAACAAAAGAAGAAGGCAAAGGAATTGCTATATAACCCTTTATTCCATTGTATTTAAAGCTTCCAATTTGATTTTTTGTAATATAATTTAAAACCTTCATGGGAAGAGAACCAGAATCTTCACCAAAATAACCACTAATATAAAATTCATCTCTATTATATTGCACTATTGGACATGAGTAATTTGTACCATTTTTAGAAAAAGTTAACTTCAAATCATAATTATTTTTATATTTTATTTCTAAAAATTTATTAACCTTAGTTCTATTTTGATAAGTTATTTTTGAATAAGAAAAATCAGTATTGATCTTTAAAGCAACTTTGCTTTGATCAGATTTCAATATACTATACTTTGTATTAAAGCTTTTATCAATCTTATTGTTGTTATTTTTTAATATAATTTTATTTTTAAAAATATTTTTTATGTCATAAGTATCACTTCCTATGGATACTTTATTAGAAGAATCTATATCTAGCTTTAAAAAATCTATTTGTGGATCTTCTTCAAGCAATTCTACATAATCATCTCTAATCAAGTCTGCCGTGAAATTGTATGTTTCTTTATAAATATTAAATACAAATGTAGAATTGTTTGTATAATCTTGAAAACTTGTATCAATAAAATTACCATTAGGATTAGAGACGCTATATATTCCACTATAGATACTTGGAGTTAAAATTTCAATCATGCTACCTTCTGGTGTATTATTGAAATTAAAATCTGGGGAGAATAGAGAAATTTTATCATTATACAAAGAAATATCGGCGTTAAACAAAAAAGATTTTTCAGAAAGTTCACTTCTACTAACAGAATCGTTGGATAATCTGCTTCTGTGAAACCATCTTTGAAGACCTCCAGAGACATTATTCTCAGAATATTTAAAAGTCATTAATATTTCATAGCTTTCTAATGGTGTTATAAAATATTCATTATTTCCACCCAAATAATTAATAGTTCTAAGCATAGAATGGAAAGGCGTATTTTCTGCTAATATCTCTTTTGCCTCTAAAATTCTATCGTCACACAAATTTTGAATTTCTAAATCCACATCAAAATTGCTGCTTCTACAACTAGTGCAGGTATCCAAAAAATCTTTATCTATGTCACAAGGATTTTTAGAATCACGTATGGAATTATGCGAAACAATTCCATTTGAAATATATGAAGTTGTATCCTCTACGTTAAGTGGGTCAAAAACTTCTTCTTTAGGACCCTTACTTATATTTTTTACTTTTTCAAAAAACCAATGATTTTCTACATAATTTTTAAGAAATAAAAATTCATCATTGTGTATTCCAAATTTTTCTGCTTTTTTATATATATCAAAAACTACATTATCTGGGATGGTTTGTTGGTAACCCTGCTTCAGTCTAGTTATGAGGGTAATTAATCTCTTTTCCTCTCTTGATCTGTCTTTCACATTTAAATCTGATATTCTCTTCCTGGTAGGGAAGATGGATCTAATTATCTTATTACCAAATGGAATTACTGTTCTATCTGCCTCTAGAATGGAGACACTTTCTAATTTAACAGCTTCTACAAGCGAGTTACTTTTTAATAATGAATTAAATCCAATTTTTTCTTTAAAAATTTCTCTACTTTTTTTACCTAAAATTCTGACTCTGTAGTACTTTCTATTTTTCCCTTTCCAAAAAACCTTATAACGGGTCACAGAAGACGTTATATCCAACATCAATAATAAATTTTGTATTTCATTTGCTAAGCTTTTCCATTTAGTGGTCAAAAGAGGCTGTCTTTTTTGGATACCACCATCGGTATCAAAAATTCCTCTTAAAAACGAGCATATTTGATCTTCGCCGCTTGTCCATATTGATGGTGGCAAAATCTTTCGCCACTCTCCTTTGTGTTTATAGTCAGGAATTATTGAATCTAATAATGGTAATTGGCGGCTAGAAGACGATATTCTCCATAAGTCTTCGTTGCATTTAAATTTAGTATGCATTTGATGTATTGATTTTTTTAAACAAAATATTTGATGTTTGGCATTATATTTTTTAATTATTTGATGAATTAAACTTTTAATTTCCATTTCTTTTTCAGAAATTAGCCATCTAAAAAATCTTAAGTTGTTCTTCTCATATACAGTGCCATCGCCATAAAGATGGCCAGCCAAATACCACAAATCACTATCTATCCCTTTATTTTTTGAAATAGAATTATTATTGCCCTTTTTGCATAAAATATAATCACCTTTGCTCAATTCAAAAGTTTGCTTCCAATGAAATCCAGAATCATTAAACACTTTAAATTTATGATTAGGAGTAACAACTATTCTTCTTCCAAGACTGGTGGTGATGTTTATTGTTTCTTTTACACCTTGATTTATTAATTTTTCAAATTTCTTAAAACCGAACTCCGTAAGTATTAATTTATCATCTTTAATATCTTTTATCTTTTTTGGACCATTTTCTGTTATTATGATGGTGGAACCTATACAACAGCCATTGTACTCTTCCATGTTATAAATGTTTTCGCTATATGGAAATTCTGTTCTTATTTTTCCAAAGACCACATCTTCAGTAAATGGATGTCTGGTTTTTATAACATGGTCTATGAAAGGATCATTTTCTTCTATTAGTTTGATATTCCAATTTTTTAAAGGAAGAATAGGCTCTTCAGATACATATTGCTCTCTAGTGTCCATTAGCGGCAGTTTTTTTATATACTCGGCAATGTTCTTGTCAAAGTCATTTTGAGGCAATTTATAACAATACTCTACCTTAACAATATAAGAGGTTATCGGAGTACTGTTTAAAACAATTTTTGTAGAAAAGTCTTCTTGAAAAATATTATAATCAGCAGAACTTAATTCTTTTTCAGACTCAGGAGTATAAACATATACACTGATTTCTTCTCCAACTAATTTTTTACTTAATTCAAAAGTGTCTTGGTTAGAACTTAAATAAAAAGAATCAACATAATAAAAAGGTGAAATGACTTGCCAATAATTACGAATTCTCATGAGTCTCATGCCGGCCTGGTCGAAAGCGTCATTAAGCGACTCTGCTGTTCCTTTCTTTTTAAATAAAGGAACAGCTTCTTTTATTTGTCTTCTCCAAAGAGTAGGATCACTACTCTTTAAATTTAAATTCAATGTATTAGAAAGATAATAAATAATATATTCATTAACAGAATTTGAATCAAGAAGATCAACTATTTGGTTTGTTAGGTCTTCTAAAACATTAAATCCCTTAGCTATAGATTTATTTAACTTGTCAAGAACAGTAGGGGTCAGGTCATTTTCAGAAATATACTCTTTAAACATTTCAGGAGTATATCTTTCTAAAAGATCCAAATATTTTTGTGGATTAGTTCTATGCAGTAATGTACTAGTGTTAATGGCCGTGCTTGATCCTAGATAAAATTTTAAATGATTTGATATCTTTGCAGCCCCTTTATAAGGTGTATACGTCCAACATATAAAATAATCGCCTTCTCTAACGCCTTCAGGAGTCCAAACAAATTCAAAGCAACCTATTTTTCCATCTATTTTTTTTAACAAAAGATTATCAGGATCTTGCTCATCTTTACTAGTTCTTTTGTAACCAAGTTGATCATTTGGATTTGGACAACTTACTATTTTAGGTAAATTTGGATTTGAAGAACTGCTTCTGTAGTATTTTGCTATTTCTTCTTCAGTTGGACACTCTAAAACATTATTAACCCATAATGGCGGACCAATTTTAAATACAACTACAGCATCACTATAGTGGAACAGTGTGTCATCGCCAGAGTATGTGTTTTTATTAGAAAAATTTCTCTCAATATAATAGATTGTTATATCATCAAAGGTGAAGGGATCCAAGCAATCATCTTCGCAGTAATCATCTGCACTTTCGTCGCAACAATAATCGCAATTATCTCCAGACTTTGTAGTCTTAAATTTAAAAAGAATTTTATCTACTATAGTGGGATTTTCATCTATAGTTAGTGGCTTTTCAACACAACTTTCTTCTCTGAAGTGGTCATTTATACAATCTATATAATTGAATTTACTCATAAATTAGTTTCATATTGGAAGTTTACATATACTGAACTTGGTCTTATTATTTGATTAAACTTAGGAGTAATTATATTGGTAGAACCTTGATCTATCACGAAGGATATCTCGTATCTATTTGGATCAGAGATATCAGATAAAATTTTCATTAAATCTATTTCTCTTAATATCTTGCCATAATCCCAGTTTACTAATAAAAAGAAGTTGTTTATTCTTCTTGCAATTTTTTCTTTGATTTCCTCTTCAAATTTTCTATAGAACCTATCAATGAATACGTCGATATTTACATCTACATATAAAATATCTCCGTCTCTTATGCAAACATGGTCTGTGAGCATTTTAATTTGATCTATATATGTTGTTAATTCTGCCTTTAGTTGATCACTAGCAACTCCTAAAGTAGAATCGTCTATTCTGCCTAATACATACAGATCTATTATATTAGCGGCACATCCATAATTTCTTAATACAGCAGTACTTTTGCCTATCTGGCCTTGATAGGGGGATGCAAATTGCTCGGATAATGTTTTGTAATCCAAACCAGTAACTGCTCTATTTTGTGTTCTTAAATATTGAGGAAGTTTTCTTCTGATATCTTCTATGGTATCCCCATTATAACCATACTCTCCTTTGGTATAATTGCTAAATGATACGGGAACACTAAGGTCGTAATTTGGAGGATTAACTATGCCTTGTGTGTTAATGCTTCCAGCAATAATATTGCCTACAGTCCCACCACCAGTTCTATATGTGACATTTATTGCAGAACCTTGAGAAGGTATCAATCCTCCTCTGTTATTGCCAAATATTATATAAGCAGAATATGAAGAATCAAACTCTACCCTATACTCTCTTCTTCTTTGCGAGTCAGTGAAATAATCAACTTGATTCCAACGAACACCATCCACATCAACTCTTATAGAATCATAAATTACAGGAGAATAAGATAACTGTATAGATTGTCCAATTTCACCTGTACTAGAAAAAAGCTCAGTTCTGGATCTTCCTTCTAAGCCAATTATATTAGCATTAACAAAGCTACCTGCTGGTATGATAATGTCTTGATCAAGAATAGGATTGCCATTAGAATCAGCAGGGAAAAGCTCAAATCTTATTGGAGTGCTACCGCTAATAGTGTCAATATCGTATGCAGGAGGTATCTGCAGATCAAAATTTAAAACATTATTAATAGTTGCGGTGAATAAACATCTACTTGCTATTGGAGGTTGCGGAGTAAATCCAACTAATTTACTTAATCTAAAGGCATTTTCTAATTCAGTTACGGTATCAATAAATATTTCATTAGCTATTTGGTCCATCTTAAAGCTTAATGTATCGGCCAAGAAAGCCCAATTTTCAATAAGCATGACTCCTAAAGATGATTCTACAAAATCGTTAAAATCCTCAGAAAATTCTTGTCTTATAAAATCAACCAATCTAGTCTTCATTGACCAGAAATCTTGATTGGTGTAATTTAAATTAAATATGTTAGGCTTATTTATTTCCTGCGATTGTGCATAAGGCGTTATATCAAAAGGACAGTTATTACTCATTTTATTTTACTCTTTATTATAGTTTAACTTAAAGGAATTTCAAGTTTTAATTCTTGAACATTAGATATTTGTTCTGGGTCAAAGAACCTTATTTTTATATATAGTATATTATCTAAATCTTGTAAAGCATCGTTTTTATTTAGATTTTCTCTAGTAGGTTTTACAACATCTATACTTTGTATTGTAATTCTTGGTTCCCACTTATTTATTGAATCAATTATCATCTTTTTTGCTTGTTGCTCAAGGATAGCATCACTTTGTTCAAAAACTAACCTTTTTAAAGGTGTGCCAAAATCAGCTAAAAACACTCTTTCTCCCGGATTTGTCAACAATAATATCAATAAATCTGCCTTTATTGTGGCAAGATCAGTTTGAGTTCTAAAATAACCCAAAGGATTTTTAGTAATTGGATAAGGTGTTCCTAAAAAATTCATTAAATTACTCCTGGAGCGTTATTTGCAGCATTATTTGCATTGTTATTTGCGTCATTTAATACTTGGTTTTGTTGATTAGTGAGATTATCACCATCTCCGCCACCAGTATCACAGTTAGTTAGTGGTTCCATCATAAATATATTTGCAGCATTATCTGTTTTCTTGGCACTGGCGAAGACTCTGCTACTAAGCCTAATACATCCATTTACATAAACCAAAACAGGCCCAACACATGGACCCATTTCTCCTGTATCTGGATTTGGGCAATCTTTGCCAGCCAATAAAAAGATATTTTCGTCTGCTAAGAAGAAGTGAGATTTTTTTGTTAAATTAACATAATAATCTTCGGTAGATACAACTTTTTGTCTACTAATTATCTCTATATAATCAGAAGGATTATTTTCTTTATCTCCTATAATATCCACTTTATCTTTACAAGTAGATACTATATATCTGCCGCCTGCTCTAACCCATATAAATGAAGATTCTTTTGATTCGCTTTCTTGCATTCTTATAATATGAGGTCCACAATCATTATTTTTTTGCGGTGCTTGAAGTTGAATATACTGTCTCTGTGTTTCTTTTTGAGAATTAGAGTCTGCCATACGCATCTCTAAACCATAACCACTTCTTATACTAATATAAGCTTTTTTAGAATTGTTTTTAGGAACTCCTCCTTCTTTCCTAAAAGGAGAACATTGTTCATTTGCCTCATCAACCATATCAAGAGTATGTCCAGATGTACTTTTAATATGAACACCTCTTTCAGAGCCAGCAACACAATCGGCTACAGTATGATCATTTAATTCTATTTCATTGCCAGTAGCTGTTTTTATTTTTATATAATTATTTTTGCTTCTAACTGGGCTATCTGGGTTTTCTTCAACATCGCTCATCTCTATGGTATGCCCAGTAGCACTTTTCCAATAACTTCTTCCTACAAAAAGATTGTTGCATCCAAAATCAAAGCTTTTAGTGCTTCTTTCCCAACTTAAATCTCCCCCAGGCTCTTCCACACTGTCATCCATAACAAAAGTATGACCGCTAATACTCATTAATTGTATTCCAGTTTGAGGTAAATCACATATATTGTTTTGTGGAGTGCCCGGACCTTTGTATGGACGGCATTCATTCTCATGTTTAAAATAAGGATTATCACCAATTTGTTTTTTATTATATTTTGTTGAAGGATGACCTGTGTCTGGGTGCCCTCCTATTATCTTACTGTTACTTTTATCTCCTTCGCAACTTGTTTTCTCCTTGGGATCATAAGAACTTATAGAATATCCAGAATTAACATTATCATCATTAAAATTAGATAAACTTATTCTGGTAACATCTTTAGATGGATCTCCTTCATCTTGATCTTCAACGCAACTAACATCTCCCTCTCTGGCACCACAACTGGTGTGTGCCCATTGACCAGCGTAGTGTATATGATCATCCTTCATCATCATCCAATTACCACAACTACTCATTATTTCTAATCTTTTCCATCGCCTATTACATTTTGCATCTCCATCAACCATCTTCATCATGTGTTTTTCTGGAGTTTTAAAACCATAAATATTAGGATATGTTATTCTCTTTTGTGCTTCCGGGTCATTATTAAAATCTACTACTGTATTTATATCATAACCATTGTAGCTTTCTGTATTCCATGGAGGCAAAACTTGAGATTCATCATTTTTCCCTACAAGATAACCTTTTCTATGGCCATCATATATTTTTTCATATTCTTGAATATTTTTATAAATCCATCTTTTATCACCTATAACTCCTCTGTTTCTATTCCACACAGTGCCATGATAAAAGGGACTATCTCTGTTTCCCCCTTCAAAACTAATAACAACAGTAGAACCTGCTGGGGGTATCCAATTTAAACCGCTATCATCAAATCCACCCATTGATGATATAGGCATTGCCCAAGGCATTTCGTTGATAGGCCTATTGGGATTCATTAACAAAGGAGAAAAAATTCTTATTCTATTCATTTTCCAGATATCAACTGTATCAATACATAGAGCAGTGTATATTCCAAAAAGTGTTTCATTTTGCAATGGAACCTTCAATATTTGATTAAGTTCTTGAGTCACTATATGCTTGGATTGGTAGCCTAAATCTCCAATTCTTTGTTCTATTTCTCTTAATCTTTTATCTAAATCTATTATTTGATTTTCTTTAGCTATCATAAAATCCTTGTTTTAACATTTTTTAGCATCCGGTTGAGTTTTAATTTCAAGCTTTTGACCGCCACTACGTCTTCCGCCAACCTCAACATCCGGATTAAAGTGGACGCCTGGTACAGGTAGGAATATATTTATTATAGTAACATACGATCCTTTGCTAATTTGATGATTAACCCCCCTTATCATCCAGTTTTTATTACTAAATACCGGATTACATACAGGCTGGGCAAGCCAATCCGGACAATCGCCTAAACTTGGTCTTAAATGAAAAGGATTAACTACTATTAAACTTAAAGATCTTCCTACTAAAAGATGAGGAAAAACTAAGGCAGGATTGCCAAAAATTTTTAATTCAGCTTCTATGGGACCATAAACTTCTCTAAAGGAATTTGCTTTTTGGTGAGCAGTATTTGCATCACTATCTTTTTTAAATTGTTGGTCTGGGGAGCGGTAATTTGATGCACCTGTGTTGGTGAATGTGGCAGTATTAGAGCCGCCTTTGTCTATATCATCTTTACATTCTTTTTTTCCTTCTTGTTTTACGCCGCCGCCGTCAACACTAGATTGACCGCCACCAGTTTTTCCAGAGTTTACTAACGTCCAGTTAACAGTTGGATTAAAGCTAATTACAGCACTTGTTTTTCCTCCATTTACCACATATGTACCAGGTATACCAAGTTCTGTTGATATATTTGCTTTACAAGGATCATAATTATTAGAACAAAAATCCTGATTGGGGTCTTCTTGAAATATTAGTGTTCCGCCAATATCTCCTTCTGGCTTGCCTCCTTTCCATTGCATTATTATGCCTTTTTCATTGGTTGTAACCAAACTACTGATCCACCTTCTAGCGGTAGCTAATTTATTTTGTTGACTTGAACTCCAAACGCTTTTCGGTCCTTCGCCAGAGCTATCTCCACCGTCGCTAGCTTTAAACTTAAATTCCCCCTTTCCATCAGCAGAAAGAAACTCTACATCACATTTTGGAGCAGGCTCTCTTTCTGCGAATAACAATCTAATTGCTTGTTTTAATGTCATTTTTTTGTCATCCGTTCCAAAGTTACACTCTACTCTAGCCTCTCCAACTCTTGCCATCATATCTTGTGCCTCTAATATATACTTAATTTTATTACCTTCATAAGTTACTTTCATTGAAAGAGGAAGAAGATAAATTTTATCATATATTGTATTTTTTACAGCATTACTAACTGCTAATTTTTTTGTATTAAACTCTCCGCCACAATTATCTTCTATAATCCATCCAAAATCTAATTCATAATATAATGTATTATCAGACATACCCGCCAAGCTTTTATTTAATCTATTAAATGATTCTGCAAATGAGCCACCCTCTTCATCTTCTATCTCTATTGTACAACCTTGTCCATCAGAAGTACCATAGTTTAAACTACTTATCACAGCAGTATTATTTCCATTAGGCCTACTGTTGTTCCCAACAGTAAGATATTCATTTCCTATTTTTAACTCTACAAAAGGAGAAAAACTGTACCCTTGGGGTATAGTTGCTATCCCTGTATTTGCACATGAATATTTTTCTTCGCAACCTATTAAAGCCATTATGTTATACTCTCCGGTATTCTAATATTTATACCAGCTTTAAAATCATATATATCTTTAATGTTGTTAGTTTCCATTATTTTCCACCAATAATCAGGAAAACCATAAACTCTTTGAGATACTAAATCTGGTCTGTATTCGTAACCTTTAGTTACAACCATATACTTATCTCCGCTTGTAGGAGTATAAGATTTCTTTTTATACGTATTTAATGTTAAAAATTTTTCTTCTTTATAGTAAACTACTAAACTTTCTGAGTATCTCGATGTTACAGTTACAAACTTTAAGGGATTTATATTTGTGGTCTCATAATAATTTGCCATATTATACTCCTAGTTATTTATGTTCCACCAACCGTCAGGATCAATAATATTTGCCCAACCAGGAAGTTGATCGCTTTGATAAACAACATCCCAAGACATATCTACACTAAATTTGTAAGGAAGCAAAGTTTCCTCGTCCCAACTAACATCGGTTGGAAATTTAACTGTATAACTTCTTAAAACGACACATAACTCTTCATTTCCTAATATAGAACCACATTTAATAGAGCAAACAGGAGGAGGAGCATAAGGAGCGGGTTTATCTCTTGGATAGGTAACACTTTGTATGGCTCTAAGATTTCTTAAATTCATTATTGCTGAACCATCTCGATTTGGATTATCATGAGTTGTCATAAAATATGCAGTCCAACTTATTGTTCTGTTTTCAGAATGACTATATGTTTTAAAAGGAGAGCTTCTTCCTATAATGGCTTCATCGCTATATTGTGCAGACTTTGAATCAGATATATCTGGAAGAATATACATATATATTTTTTTATATCTAGGTATACTGATATAACAGTCTGTTATTGCTTTCAAACTGCCATTGGGTAGTGTTGATTTCATCTTAATCTCCTCTATAATATAGTGTTTATAACACTATATTTAAACTCTTTGTGCTGTTTGTGATTGTTTGCCTGTTCCCCATGGATAATAATTTGCTGGCTTACTGGGTTGTTTATTTGTACTGGTGTCTGAGGCAACCTGCATTGAAGTTCCAGTGGTATTATCTTTACTCAATGAATCTGCTATCTGCTGTAGTAGACTTACGGCTTCTATAAGTTGTTGAGTTTGAGTCTTTCCTTCAGAAGCCAATGTTCCTAAATCAGAACTTTCTATCTTATTAGAGGGCTCAGAAGAAATTAATTCTCTTTGTACAGAACTCTGCATATTTTCATTAGGAGCGGTTGTTGCCATAACATTAGCTTTTGGTGATATTGTTGCCATTTCACTAGCAATGGCAGTAAATTGATCTATCTTATCGCTATTAGCCAAGAAACTATCTAAGTTTTGATCAAATGTCTTTACACTTTCAGAAAGTATCTGCATAGCGGTGGCAGTTATCATTAAATTTTGACCAGCAGCAGAAAGAAGCATTATTTTATCTAAAATGCCATTTCCACCAAAAAAGCTAAGTATTCCTCCTCCCGCAACAGCAGCACCAAAAGCTAATAAAGATCCAGATAAAATAAGTAGTGCTCCAGAAACCGCAATTATTCCACCAGCTCTTTCTAGTGTTAGTTCTGACATAAAACCTTTTAATCCACCCATAACACTATCAACTATTGTTGCTATTCCTTCAAAGGCACTTTTAATTGCTTTTCCAAAAGCTTCTACAAGAGGAGCTAGTAAACTGAGTGCAAAAGCTAGCGGAATGAGAGCCACATTAAATGCAGCAAGAGCAGCTAATCCTAACCAAAAGTAAGGATTCATAGCTGCTTGTCCAAAGGCTTTCAATCCACTCGCCAATGCACTCAGACCGGCTTGTGCTAGTGGACCTACAACTCCTAATAAGGCCATTCCTGCTAATCCTGGTAGCATTAGTACAAAGCCGGCAGCAGCAGGTATTAATGTCAAAGCTCCCAATAACACCTTAGCATTTGCCATAGTCTTTAATCCTTCTGCTAGGCCGGTGAGACCAGTTTTAAGAGCTTCTCCATCAATTTTAGAAACTAAATAAGCACCTGCTGAGCCAGCCACCATAGCCACTAAACCAATACTCGCTGGTATGAGGTTTAGTGCACCAAAAAGAACATCTCTTCCGGCCAAAGCCTTTAAGCCTTCAGCAAGATTTTTAAGCCCTATCTTTGCATTTTCCATGGCACCTATTTTGTTGCCAGATTCAGCTACTTTTTCTAGTCCTTCACCTTCTTTTTTACCAAAACCTAATTTTTCTTTACCAGATTCATATAATCCCTTGGCTTTATTTTTTGCTTGATCAAGCAATCCTGGTTTAGCTGGACCCATTTCATTTTCGCCTAATTTTTTACCAAATATCTTTTCTTTGCTAGATTCATATAATCCCTTAGCTTTATTTTTTGCTTGATCCAATAAGCCGCCACTTGTTACTCCTGTCATTGCATCTTTTTTACCAAATAATTTTTCTTTTAAGATATCACTTTTTTCTTTAGCAATATCTATCAATCCTTTTTGACCTGTTATTCCTTTTGCAAAATCAGCTTTTTCTCCAAATAAACCATCTTTGGCTCTTTGAAGAATGCCTTTTTTGACTTTTTCTCCATCTTTTTCTCCTAATAAACCATCTTTAGCTCTTTGAAGAAGGCCTTTTTTGACTTTTTCTCCTTCTTCACTACCTAATAATCCTTCTTTTGCCCAATCATAATTTTCTAATATTTTATTTTTTGTATTGTCTAAGAATGAACCCTTCTTTGCTATTCCTCCTTTTGTCATGCTCATGTATTGGCCTTTAACGCCTCTTGATAAAGATTCAAAATAACCTTTTCCATCTTCTCTAGCTTTGGAAAAACCTTTGGTTAAAGGACTAAACATTTTTTTAGCAGGACCAGAAATGTTATCTTCAACAACTCCAAAAATGCTTTCGGATAACTTATTATATCTTTCCGATATTCCTTTAAAGAAAGAGTTATCAAAGAATTTTTGTTTAAAACCTTCATACTTCTCCATCAAACCAGAGAAAAAACCACCAGTATCAGCACCTTTAGCAGATGGACTTTTTGTTTTCAAAGAACCCAAAGAACCCATTACGGAACCAATAGCTGATCCGC